ATGATTATTGATTTAAATCCAGAGTTCGGTTATGAATTAGTATGTTCAGCACCATACGCATATTGGTTAAAAAAAAATGGTCATTATGTGAAGGTTATTACTAGTAATGGCATGAAACCATTTTATTGGTTTTGTGATGAGGTAGAAGAGAAATACAATTCAAGGTCTATTGACAATTCAACGAATGGAGTACAGTTATTACCTAATAATTGGATACACCATAACGCTTTATCAAATTTTGGTAAGGTATACGAATCACTTACAGAGGATGAAAAAATTATTGCTAATGGGTGGTTGGATTATTCTAAATGGATAGCACCACCATATGCCGATAAGTATTACAAAAGTGGTACACCTGATTTAAAAAATTATGTTGTAATATCAAATAGATTTAATTTAGAACATGGTGAAACTCCAATTGGTTACTTTGATATAGAAAGTTTGTACACTATGTTTAATATCCTAAAAGATAAAGGATATAATGTCATTTATAAAAGACCTAAAAATACAGAGTTTACAACAGACCCAAATGAGTTGTGTAATAAAAGCATTACAGCTAATGTGGAGTCCATCGGAATCATTAATGACTATGAATTGACAGAATATTTTGATAATGTGTATCTGTTCGATGATATAGTTAAAAATATAGGTGGTACTTATAATGAGGCACAACTTACAATTTATTCAAGCTCTGAGGGATTTATTTCTATGGGCGGCGGTTCTAGCATACTATGTAGTTATTTCAATAAACCAGTGATAATATATGTAAATACATCTAAAGATGTACGTCCTGGATATTTTGAGGGTGAATCTTATTTTAAGAAATTATCTAATGCAGAAATATTACCTGTGATTGATAATAAAAAGCATATAATTCAGAGAGGTTTTAGGGATTATACAAAGGTGTATGAAAATATAAATAAGTATCTATGAAACTAAATCAAATAACAACCTGTATTTCCACTAACAACAATTTAGACTATGTAAAGTTGGCTTACCAATCCGTAAGAAAAAACGCATACTACAAAGACCAACCAATTGTTGTCATAGCTGAAAATTGTAATGATGGTACAAATGAGTGGTTGGAATCACAGATGATAGTGGACACAAATCTTAAAGGGTACATAGAATCAAATGAAATCCCATTGGGTATTGGTGGGGGTATGGACTATTGTGTAGACAAAGTAAATACCGAATATGTAAACATCATTCATTCAGATATGTGGATTGCACCTAACCAAGACTTAGAGTTACAAAAGATAGTAGAATCTAATAAGGGTAGGGTTATCGCATCATCATTCAGAATCCAACCAAAGATATTCCCAAACGATCCTGACTATAGGCCAGGTACTGTGTTTGTACCTACATCTGAATTTGGTGAGTATCATCACAACTTTAATACAGACCATTTTGATAAGTGGGCAGTTGAATTTTCAAATGAAAACAACATTAGTGTTCGTAAAGGTGGTGGTGCAGGATTCTTTTGTAGGAAAGAAGACTATGAGTGGATTGGTGGAAACGACCCAATATTCTCACCTGCATCATTTGATGATATGGACTTATTTATTAGAATGCAATTAGAGGGGTATGAATTTGTAATGACTACTAAATCTGTGGTGTATCACTTCTCAGCTAGAGGTTCACATTTCAGAGATGAGGCAAAGGATAAGTTCAACTCAAAATCGGAAAGACAACAGAAGGCAGAGTATGACAACTCCAGAAAGTTTATTCAGAAGTGGGGGAGGTTACCTGAAACAGACGAACAAACCTTTGTTAAACCAATTTATGGTACTAACAACCCTAATAGAGTACAATTGTTGTAAGTTAAAAAAATAATTCGTATATTAGTTAAAATTTACACTATGGTAAATAAAAAAGACATATCATTCATACAACCAAGCAGAAACAATCTAAAGTATCTGAAGTGGTCGTATGAATCAATCAGAAAGAATGGTGGTAGTGAACCACATATTTGTGTTGCTGATGACTTCAGTAATGATGGAACTTGGGAGTGGTGTAAGGAGATGATGGAGAAAGACCCAAACTTCCATGCAATCAGAAACGAAGGGCCAACGAGATTAGGACATACAATCCTATACGATCGTTTGATTAATGAGGTAGCACCCACAGATATTGTGGGTATCTATCATGCTGATATGTACCTTTGTCCAAACGCATTGGAGTCAGTACTTAAACACATCAAACCACAAACTGTGGTGTCACTTACTCGTATTGAACCACCACTACACCCCGATGGGCCTGAAAAGATTTTGATGGATTTCGGTACAGAGCCAGAAGATTTCCAGCCATTGGAGGAGGACTTACTACATCAGATTCCATCATTGATGCAAGGTAGAACAACAGAAGGTATCTTTGCACCTTGGTTCTTATACAAAGAAGACTTTCAGTCAATAGGTGGGCACGACCCATTATATGCACCACAATCAAAAGAGGACTCTGATATTTTCAATCGATTCCAACTCAACGGATATAAGTTCGTTCAGACATGGGATGGGTTTGTGTACCATATGACTTGTAGAGGTAGTAGATACAATCCAACCCTAACAACGGTTGGTAAGGAATCGGATGAGTGGTTAGCACAGAATGTTCGTTCGACTAGAAACTTCATTCGTAAGTGGGGACACTTTGTAAAGCATGACACATTGATGAAACCGATCGTACCACCAAAGTATGATGTTGATTTCGTAGTGGAGAACGCAAATGAGAAGATTCTGAATATGCTAGAACCTTGGTGTAGTAGGATAAATGTGGACATACCAAAGGAAAAAGTAGATGATTATATCCGATTAGAACAACCAAACACTCAATTCGATTTGACTAAAAGAATCAACCAAACCACAGATTCAGACATAGTTGTAAGCTTCGATGCAAACAAATTGACCCAATACTCATACAATCTAATAACCGAATTGTCATCAGTACTTGAGTCATCTGAAATTGAGGTTGGTGAGTTTGAATTGGATATATTCAGAGTCAAAGTGAATAAAGTAAAAACATATGAAGATACACTAATTCATCTGAATTGATGTATTTATAGGAGATATGAGATACTATATTTTACTTCCAGATGATGTGGATGGTGAAGAGGAATACTCAACAAACATCTTAGGTGAATCGTCTTTCAAAAACTTTTGGGCAGAATCAGGCTTTGAAATATTTGAAAGGATGGTACACAAATATCCTGATACATTAGAATCTATTACAATCAAAGATGAAAAGGGAAAGGAATATACGCCAGAACAATTCTTAAACGCAATAAGTAAACTTAAAATCATAAAGGAATAACGAATGTCAAAAATCAGACTTAATCAAATCAACTTTGAAAATTTTGATGAGTTAGAAGAGTTATATGAAGATTCTGTAGGAATGGTTCATAACAAAAAGAGAAAACATGGAAAATTTAAAGAAAACAATGATGACGAAGAGTTATCACAATCACAACGGGTGTCTTCCAGAAGGGGAGAGGGTGATAGTTATATCAGTAAACGAACAAAAGCAAGAAGTCAGAGTAGCAGACCCATTTGATAGGGAGTGGATTGTCCCAATGGGTAGTGTTAAATTAGATTAACCCATATTTATACCAAAGAACTTACGAAGGAATCCATGCCATCGGTTAGTAAACAACAACAGAAGTTATTTGGATTAGCATTATCAGTAAAGAGAGGTGACACTCCAAAGTCTAAAGTATCCAAACAAGTAAAGGATTTGGTGGGCAGAATGAGTGAGAAGGATCTTGAGAAATATGCTAAAACAAAACGGAGTAGTTTACCAAACAAAGTTGAGATGGAATTGGAATCATTGATTAATAAGATTGATGAGGAGTGGTCAGACAAATACAAACGAAGTATAGATTGTAACAACCCCAAGGGGTTCAGTCAGAAAGCTCATTGTCAAGGTAGAAAGAAAAAGTAAGTAGTAAAACACAGGGGTATGAATGGGAAGTTTCACAAGGGATGAAGTACGAAACGCAGTAAAGAAAAAAGGATACAGATGGTTCGAAGGAGGTGACTATAACCTCAACATCGTAGGTATCAGAAATTCAGAAACAGGTGGTAAGGTAACCAACCGATTTGATGATTGGGTAACGGTATCATATTCGATTGGTACTAATATGATGTATCATCAGTTTGACGCAACCACAGATCCCGGCTCCCATTGGGAAAAAAACTTACTGAACGAAGCTGGTGTCGCAATCTTAGTTCCAGGACAATACAGAGGTTCACATAAAATTGGGTTACATCAAGGTAAGTACCAAGCACTCAGACAAAAGTCGCCACTCAAAGTCTATAGGGACAACAACAAAGATGGTACATACGATTTCTCAGAGGAAAGTATCAAAGAGGGAATTTATGGTATCAATATTCATAGAGCCACAGGAAGAGAGGGTGGTAAATCTGTACAAATAGATAAGTGGTCTGCTGGCTGTCAAGTAATCGCAGGAAATGATGACTTCAAATTGTTTATGGAGTTGGTCAACAAAAGTGCAACACTCTATGGAAACTCATTCACATATACATTAATCGAAAGTTGTGACATCGAAAGTGGAAGCTAATAAGATGACACTAATCAAATCAACAACTGCCCAAATTATTATGGCGTTATCCACATTTTGTGGGTTTATGATGAGTTACTTTATGAAACTCACAGCAGACAATGTAGAACAATACTTAGCAGTTGTATCGGTAATGTTGTTGGATGGATTCTTTGGAATCATCGCAGGTATCAAAAGAGAGGGTTTCAAAACCTATAAGGCACTTAGGGTGTTGAAGAACATATTCGCATGGGAGTTGATACTGACTGCTATACTATCAATCGAATTAGGATTTACAGGTACGGCATGGTTGTCAGAAACAATATTAGCACCATTCTTAGTCTTCCAACTTATATCAGCACTCAAAAACGCATCAATGGCTGGGTTCATCAAAAACGAATTACTGAATGAGATTCTTGATAAGATTGATAGGCATAAGGGAGAACGAGATAAGAGTCAGTAATGAACATATTCAGAGGTATATCAGTTACAGGTAAGTTATCACTATTAACATCAATCATCATTATGGTGGTTTTTTTTGTTATACAAACTTGTGTAGTATTTGAATTAGTTGAAACATCCTTAACATTAGAAAGATTTGGTTGGTGGTGTATTGTACTCTTCATGCCACCATTTTTCAAAGTGGGATACGAACTAAGTAACAATGTTAAGGTAAGAGAAGAAACTGTAGATGCACAACTATCGGCAATCAATAGGTCTAACCTCGTTGTAACAATTGGTATGGATGGTAACATCATTCAAGCAAACGAAAACTTCTGTAATCTTATGGGGTATACTACATCAGAGGTCATAGGTAAACCACATAGACTTATGGTGACCAAATCATACTCAAAGAGTAAAGAGTACGCCAACTTTTGGGAAACGCTACGAAGGGGTGATATCATTACTAATCAGTTTCAGAGAGTTGCAAAGGATGGTAGTGAAAGGTGGTTGTATGGTAACTACACCCCAATCAGAAACAAAGATGGTGAGTACACAAAGGTACTAAAGATAGCAACTGATGTAACAGCACAACATGATGCGGAAGAGATAGTAAACCAAAAGAACTCATACTTAGAACACGCAGCTAAGATACTCAGACATGATATGCATAGTGGTATCAACACATACATGCCGCGTGGACTATCATCATTAAAAAGAAGGTTAACGAAAGACTCAATAGATGAATTGAAAATAAAAGCACCTCTCAAAATGTTAGAAGAAGGGTTGAAACATACCCAAAAGGTATATGAGGGTGTTAAGGAATTTACCAATTTGGTAAAAGAGAATGTACAATTAGATGTTGAGGAGTTTAATTTAGGAGAGATACTCGAAGACTATCTTTCATCTACATCGTACAAAAAGCAAGTTTTAATCGGAGAGTTACCCACAATAGAGGTAAACGATGCATTATTTTGTACAGCCATAGACAACCTCATTCGTAATGGATTGAAGTACAACGATAGTTCTACGAAGATGGTTTCAATATATATGGAAGACAAAGATACATTATGTGTAGAAGATAATGGTAGAGGGATGACTACAGAAGAGTTTGTTGAGTTGTCCAAGCCATATAAGAGAAGAGAAGGTCAAGAAGAAGGCGGATCGGGATTGGGGTTGAATATATGTATCGCAATTCTGAATCAGCATGGTTTTGATATGAGTGCAGAAAAAGTTAAATCAGGAACTAAATTAAGGATAAGGTTAAAATGAGCACAATGATTAATTCTATTTTGTTGGTGGATGATGAGGATTTGTTCCACTTAGTATTTGAAGATGCGTGTAGTATTTTGGATATAACCCTTTCATTGGAAGCATTGAATTCTTCCGATGAAGCAGATGCAATGTTTAAGAAATGGTTTCCAGACGACCCAAATCACGAAAGACCCGAATGTGTATTCGTTGATTTGAACATCGTTGGTTCATCGTTTGATGGAATCGAACTGATTCATAAAATCAACTTTGACTATGGGAACGGATGTGTAATTGGTATTATTTCATCATCTGATGATAACCAAGAAATTGAGAAAGCAAAAGAAGCAGGTGCTCAGTTTTGGATTATCAAATCAGATGACATTGAACCAAGATTGGAAGAGTTCAGAAATGACTACGAAGGATACTTAAACAAAACTAACCCATTCAAAGTATATAAGTAAGTGGTTGTAACAAGTCATACGAGAGATGTACTCTTAGAGTTAGCCTCAAAGAAGAGGGTTTACTTAGAGGGAAACATCTTAAAGATAATCAAAGCAGAAGATGGTGATACTGATTTTGCTGAGTATCTTCAGACTTGTATAGAGAGGGATGCTACTGCTAGGAAGAAGAGGTTGTCTGTAACTAAACAAGTCCAAGAACAAAACAAAGAGTTAGAGACATTGTTCAAAGACGCAGAATCTGCGAGGGAAGAATCTGAGAGGTTAAAGGATGAGGCGGAGGACGCTAGAGAAGAAGCAGAACGAGCAAAGGA